AGCGCGCCCAGACGCCTACATCATGCTGAATGAAAATCGCCGCCCGAACAGTCAGTTTAATGTGCAAGATGGTGGACAACTCGCGCAGCAGCAATTCCAGGTCATGGAAGATGCCAAGAAGTCTATCACTGGCGACTTCCAGACACTAATGGGGCAGACAGGTGCTGTTACCGCAGGAAACGCAATACACAGCTTGTTGGAGCAATCAACCTCAATGCTGGGCGAGATCAACGACAACTATCGTTTCTCTCGCCGCATGGTGGGTGAGTTGCTTTTGGAGTTGGTGAAAGAGGATTTGGAAGGCAAACCGTGCCGCGTGAAGATCGAACAAGGCATTGATGAGCGCGTGATTGAACTGAATGTGCCTATCATTGATCCAGAAATCGGCATGCAGGTCATCATGAACGATGTATCACGCGCCAATGTAGCGGTTGGCCTGGATGATATTCAGCAGTCCGCCTCTTTCCGCCAGCAGCAGTTCTCCCAGTTGGTTGAGCTAACTAAGAGTATGCCACCGCAAACGCAGGGATTGATCGTGGACTTCGTGATAGAGGCTAGTGATCAACCGAACCGCCGAAAAATGGCAGAGCGCATTCGCAAGGCAACTGGAATTGGCGGTGAAGATCAGCAAAACCCTCAGTCTATGCAGCAACAGCAGCAAATGCAGATGATGCAGCAGCAAATGCAACAGCTTATGGCTGATCTTGATGAGGCCAAGAAAGCGATTGCAGACAAGGGCGCAGACCGTGCGATCAAGGCGCGTGAACTGGATATTAAAGAGCGAGCCGACGCATTGCAGGCACGTATTGATGCAGAGAACGTCGTTATAAAGCGTGAGCAGATGGCACACGGAATTATTGATAAGCGCGATAGTGCGGCTAGATTGCCCAGCGAACGCAGCTAATACAAGTTTAAACGCACCGCCCGGCGATATGGGCAAAGCAACTAGCCAGCCATGTGCTGGTTTTTTTACGACCTGACTTCGCGTATCAGGCCATCCCGTCAAGCGACAAATGACACTAGGAGCAGCAAATGAGCAGAAGCGTTGATGAAATTCTGGAAAACATCGAAACGGCAACCAACGAAGAGTTGGCACGCCTGGCTGATGATTCAACCATGGAAGAAGATGCAGGTGCAGTAACGGACGAAACGGCAGAAGTTGCCGAACCCGCAGCGTCCAGCGATGCAGCAGCAGAAACCAAGGAAACAGAAGCGCCCGTCCAGACCCGCGATGGAAAGCACACCATTCCGTATGAAGTCCTAGCCAGCACTCGTGCCGCAAAGGAAGCCGCAGAAGCAGCGCGTGCCGACTTGCAAGCGAAGTTGGATGTACTCCAGGCGCAAGTGAGTACATCAGTAGCTAATCCAGTAACGCCGGCAGCAATGGTGGCCTCGATCACACCGGAAGAACTTGCAGAAATGCAGGAGAATTTCCCGGTGATGGCCAAGGCCTACCAGGCAATGCAGGCGAATCTGGAGCAGCTGCAACAAGTCGCGGCAGTGCAGCAGGTAGCAATCCAGCAGAGTGAAGCAAGTTCAGTGCAAGACTTGATCGACGCTAATCCAAAGCTGGCCTATCTGCAAGCCTCTGACCCAACCGCATGGCAACGTGCGATTGAACTGGACGACCAATTACGCACAAACCCAGCGACATCGCACCTTCCTATGGCAGAGCGATTCGTCAAAGCGGCAGCCGCGTATGAGGCTATTTACGGCGCAATCAACGCACCAACCGTTGCTGCTCCGGCAGCAAAACCCGCAGCTAAAACCGTGGATGACGTTCTGGCAGCCGCCAAGCCATCCGCACCGCGCTCACTTTCAGACCTGCCCGGCGGTTCCTTTGTGGAACAGAGCGAGATAGGCAATTTGGAGAACCTTTCCGGATCAGAGATAGGAAATAACCTGATGAAAATGAGCGCGAAGCAGCGCGATGCTTATCTGAATAGTCTCGGATAAGCAGAAACAAACCCAATGAAGCCCGCCTAGTGCGGGTTTTTTTACGCCCATTCGTTAAGGAGTAACAATCATGGCAGCAGTAAGTATTCCATTAGGCAGCCCATTGGCCGCTAAAGTTTTCGGCGCAGCCGTATTCGCCGGAGTTCAATCAAAACAAAACTTCCTGAACATCATGTCAGGTGGCGCCCCTCAACTGGGTGATGCTGGCGCAAAGATCAAAGGCCAGACAAGCAAGGGCGCTCCAGTAGTTAAAATCACTGACTTGTCCAAGTCGGCCGGCGATACCGTTTCTGTTGATCTGTTCAACATTTTCACGGGTAAACCTGTGATGGGTGATACTCGTATTGCAGGCCGTGGTATGAGCACGACCTCCAGCACGCAGAATGTTGTCATCAACCGTTCACGCGGCATGTCAGACACCGGTGGCAAGATGATCCAAAAGCGCACCAAGCACAATCTGCGTCAAGTGGTGCGTGATGGCTTGACCGGCTGGGCATCTCGCCTGAACGATCAGCGTGGCCTGGTGCATCTGGCTGGTGCGCGTGGTGATCAAAACACGGCAGACTGGGTAGTTCCTGTCACGGCTGATGCCGAGTTTGGCAACATTATGGTTAATGGCGTGTTGGCCCCAACCAAAAACCGTCAGTTCTATGCGGGTGCAGCAACCTCTCCTGCAACATTGGCAACTACCGATAGCCTTACACTGGCTGACTTCTCCCGCATTGCCTCTCAATTGCGCGAATCGTCTGTTCCTTTGCAGTCCGCTGAACTGGAAGATGATGCAAATGAGTGGAATTCTCAGTTGTTGATCTGCTGGGTCACTAGCCGTCAATGGGCCTACCTGAAACGCGCCTCTCAAACACAGTTCAACTCTGCTGTGACCAATGCGGTTAAGCGTTTCGATGGAAGCAAGCGTCATCCTTTGTTCTCCGGCGATTCAATCTTGTGGGAAAACATCCTCATCAAGCCGATGGATCGTTATGCAATCCGTTTCAACGCAGGAACCAGTGTGGTAACTGACTCCGGTGGTGCTGATGGTGGCACTTATACCGAGGTGGGTTCAATAGCCGCTCAACCGATGGATCGCGCAATCATCGTTGGTGCTCAGGCCTTGCTGCACGCCTTCGGCAACGAAGAAACCAGCGACTACTTCTACTCATGGAACGAAGAACTGGTGGATCACAAGTCCGCCGTTGAAGTCTCTTTGTCCATGATGGACGGTATGGCCAAGACACGGTTCCGTATCAACAACATCGACACCGATCATGGTGTAGCAGTCATCGACTCCTACGCTCCTGACTTGGCGCTCGCTGCTGGACGCACTCTGTTGGCTGCTTAATTGAATGGGGCGGCTTAATTGTCGCCCTGTTTGATTCCAGTCTCACAAAATCCCTTTTAAGGAGTATCAAAAATGGCTCAAATTATCGCTTCAACAATGAATAACAACCCCTATACAGGTGAAGATGGTAATAGCTCAACCGATCACGGATACAAGTTGCTGGCTGCTGCGGCAATTGCTGACACGATTGATCTGCTGACTATCCCCGCAGGTGCAAAGATGATCGAGGTATGCATGATCAATGCAGCTCTCGGTGCGCTTTCTACAATCTCTTTGGGTTATCGCAATAAAGATGGTACTGCGAATGCGGCAGGAACAAATGTGGCATTGCTGGCAGCAACATCTACTGTTGCCGCCGGTAAAACCCGCAGCGTGTTTGCCCCTATTGTATTCGCCAAAGACGCTGTGCTGTACGCAACCGTAGCCGGTGGTGCTGTGACTGGTCAGTTAGATGTAGTCACCGAGTACGTCTACCAAGGTACGTTGTAATCCCTAGTAGCGCAATGTAGCAAACAAGAGGGGCGAGGAATCGCCTCTCTTTTTCATTGGAGAATCATATGCCACAAATCAAATATATCGGGAAGAAGGATTTCTTCCCTGATTTCGTTGCGCAATCTGGCAAAAGCTGGAATGGATATGGCGACGTACAGGAAGTTACGGACGATCAAGCCAAGAAGTTGCTGGTACATGATGACGAATTCGCTGAAAAGAATGCGCACGACGCTCTATTGATAGAGCAATCCGCAAATATTGCGCAGATTCCTACGCTCCCAGATGCGGTTATTCCTCCGGCTAGTGATGCGCAGGAAGTCACCGCTGAAGAAATTAGCGTGATGAACAAGGTGGAACTGTTCGCACTAGCCGAAGCAAAGGGAATCCCCCTGAATGATGCTGCTCCAGTCGCTGCTTTACGCAAGCAACTGGTCAATCTGCTGTTTAAAACTGCGTAAAGGAGATAGTCATGCTTGTATCAGCAATCGTAAACCGTGCCATGCAGCTTTTGCAGGACGCAACTAATGTGCGGTGGCCGGAGACTGAGATTGTTGGTTGGCTCAGCGATGGTCAGCGGGAAGTTGTTTTAATCCGGCCAGACGCATCCGTTACCAACGCTTCGATGATCTTGTTGGCTAATTCAACGAAGCAAACATTGCCGGTTGGCGGAATCCGCTTATTAGACTATGTACGCAATATGGGTGTTGATGGTCTGACTCCTGGTAGCGTGGTACGACTGGTAACACGAGAGGTATTGGATGCGCAGATACCAACATGGCATACCGATGTTGGGCAGACTTCGGTAAAGCATTTTTGCTATGACCCACGCGATCCGAAGCACTTTTATGTGTACCCGCGTCCACATGCGACGATTGTGGTTCAAGGTGAAATACTGTACTCATCGGCTCCCGCTGATTGTGCACTACCTAGCGTTACACCATCGGCTGTGATTACGCTGGATGACGTGTACGGCAATGCCTTGCTCGATTATGTTCTGTACCGTGCTTATAGCAAGGATGCCGAATACGCGGCCAACGCACAACGCGCTCAAGGTCATTACGCGTCGTTTGCTGCATCGCTTGGAGTAAAGCTTAAGACAGATATGGCAACGGCACCGCAAGCCTTCTCTGCGCCGTTTAATCCGTCTGTTGCCAAGACGGGAGCGCCTGCGTAATGGCAACCACACTGTTCAGTGATTTTTTATCGGGAATTTTGGTCGATGTGCCTGGCTGTCCTGATATTGCTGTTGAACGCGAGATTCGCAACGCAGCGATTCAACTGTGCCGCCGGTCATTGTGCTGGCGGCAACAGCTCGACCCAGTTGCTGTATTTGCCAATATCGGCGCTTACACGCTGGATTCTCCGCAGTTTGAGGCGCGTGTTATCAAGATTTACGACGTGGTACTTACCACCCCGTCAGTTGACCCACTATTTGCACCTGACCTGCGCCAGCTTCATCCAAAGACAGTGCAATGGCTGGATGCACAAAACCCATCGTGGAGGTATCCACAAGCCAATCTGACGGCCAATTATCAATACATGCAACCGCAGTATTACACGCAAGATGATGCAAGCCAGATTCTACTGGCTGGCGTTCCCATTATGGCGGGTTCGCTGACGATTCTCGCGAGTTTAGTTCCACTGATGACTGCAACTGGCATGGATTCATGGGTTGCTGAGCAGCACTACGAAGCAATTGTGCATGGAGCCAAGGCAAGGCTAATGGCAATCCCGCAAAAACCGTGGACTGATTTCAATGCTGCGACATGGCACATCACCGAGTTCGATAAAGCGATTTCAGGTGCAAGCGTTGAAGCGGCTCAAGGGTTTCAGTCAGATGCTCCAATCCGTACCACTGGTTATTCAAAGTAAGGAGGAAATAATATGGCCGCTCCAACAGTAGCAGTCACAGCGGTAATCACCGACCAGTCCGGTGCCGTTGTTCCCGGCGCACGAATCACAGCGACACTCAATCGAAGCGAGCTATATCAAGGCTTTGTTGTTGCAAACCAGGTATCGGTAGTAACCGACTCCACCGGAACGGCCATCCTTAATTTGTTCCCAAATCAATTGGGATCGCAGGGTAGTCAGTACAACGTGAAGATTGTCACGCCGAACGGCAAGACGCTTAACTTAACCGCTACCGTCCCCAATGCAGCTTGCAATCTGTTCTCCATTGCAAACATGCCAGCCTATCCCGGCAAGCCTGACTCGCAGATTGCCATTGATGCAGCAATTGCAGCGGCGGGAACGGCGACTACGCAAGCAACCAATGCTGCTGCCAGTGCTGCCACGGCTTTAGCGGTGTATGGCAGTAATGTGGCATTACAAGCTGCGATAACGACGACTACCACAAACGCTACCAATGCAGCCGCAAGCGCGACTTCTGCCGGTGCAAGTGCAACCACTGCTACTGCTGGCGCGACGAACGCTGCAAGCTCAGCAACTGGAGCCGCTACATCAGCAACCACAGCCAGCACGGCGGCGACAACGGCCGGAACCGCAGCTACAACTGCAACTTTAGCATCCACCAGCGCGACGAGCAGCGCGACAACAGCATCCACTCAGGCTGCTTCCGCAACCACTGCGGCCACTACAGCAACGAATCAAGCCGGGATTGCGACGACTCAAGCGGGTAATGCCGCAAATTCCGCAATATCGGCAGCAACTAATGCGACGGCGGCAGCGGGGGCGGCGTCAGCGGCATCCGGATCAGCGACAAGCGCCGGCGCATCAGCAGGTAGTGCAGCTACCAGCGCAGCAGCCGCTAATACCAGTGCTACCGCAGCTTCTGGATATGTCACGGCAGCCGCTGGGTCAGCATCAACCGCAACGACACAGGCTGGAAATGCCGCAACATCGGCAACATCCGCAGCAGGGAGCGCCACGTCGGCGGGAACCAGCGCAACGAATGCAGCGAATTCATCTGCAAGCATCACGACAAGTGCCACGGCAGCCGCAACGCAGGCAGCAAATGCAGCGAATAGCGCAACAGCAGCCGCATCAAGTGCCACGGCAGCGACAGTAGCCGCTAATAATGCCGCAACCTCGCAGACTTCCGCAGCTACCAGCGCATCTAATGCAGCAGCAAATTCAGCGGGAGCGGCAGCTATCTATGGCTCTATCAGCGCGGTAAACACAGCAGTATTGGCAG